TCGGTCTTCCGTTACGTAACTTAATTGGCCTGATCGGAGCAATCGTGATTGGTGCATGGTTTGCATTTGGTGTGATCGAAAGATTAAATCAATTAGAAACTAAGAACCAACTATTTGAAAAAGATTTATTAGAAGCTAGTGTTCAAAAACCCATAGACCAGGAGCAATTCATGATCTTGGAATGGCAGGCGACACAGATCGAGAAGATGCAAAAACAATTAGAAGACAATGTTCACACAGGTGTAATGTTAAAAGCACATGAAAAAGAAATAGAAAAATTAAAAAAAGATATAGAGAAACTAAAAGATTCAACAAGGGATATTAAGTTCAGCAACGGTAATGGAGCACATTAATGACAAAAGTAGTAATAGCTTTGTGTTTATTCTTAAACGGCCAACTTGTTGAACATAGGATTCAAGAATCTATGGGTACATGTTTAAAGATGAAACGTGAAGCAACGCGTAATATGAATATGGACAATAAACAACTAATGTGTGGTGAAGTTGAAGCATACATGTCAATAAATATTGACGGCAGTGAAAGTATTGATAAGATAGTTATAGAATCAAAATAATGAACATACTATCACTGCATTTAGGGCACGATGGTGCTGCAACCATAATATCAGGTGATGAAATTATTGTACATCATCAGTTAGATAGGTTTAATAAATTTAAAAACGAATTTTTTCCTACTTACGAAGTTTTACAAAAAATAAAAGACTTGGATATTAAGATAGATAAAGTTATTACAACTTCTATGGGAGGTATAAACTTTCCTGTGTGGTATTTTATTAAAAAGTTTTTTGATTTAGAGCACAAAGATTTGTTAGATGTTGGACAAACACAACACCACATATTTCATGCTGAATGTGTAAAATTTTTTTATCAACAAAAAGATAATTTTATAACTTACATAGCGGATGGTGACGGTGCTGAACATTTTCTTAAACATCAATCTGAATACTTGAATACTCTTAGAGTTATTGAAAACGAAACTATTTTAAATAGTAAACATGAAAATTTATATAAAAAATATAATAGCTCAAAACCAATGAATGTTTTTTCTGAGAATTTAAGAATACATCATGGTGTATCTTTTGGAAAAGGTTATCAAAAACTAACTTACGAATTAGGACTGGAGGAACATGAGGAGGGTAAAGCCATGGCTCTTTCTTCATATGGTAAATATAAAGAAGATATATTTAAAGGCCTTATATTTAATGATTCTTGGAATATAAATTTAATAAATAATATTCAAGATTCCTATGATTCTAAAAATAAATATAATAGGTTTATGTTGAATCCAGATATAAATCATCTATCTAAAGATTCTCCAACCCTAGATTTTGTACACACTTTTCAAAAAGCTTTTGAAGCACTTTATTTAAATACACTTAACAAAGTAGATTACAAAGGTAAAACAATTCTATTGACGGGTGGATGTGCACAAAATGTATTGAATAACACTAACCTAAAAAATAAATTAGATAATAAAGTATTGGCCGATCCTTTCAATGGTGACTTTGGTATATCTCTGGGTGCTGCATTAAGTGCTACAGATAAAAAAGTTAAACCACTTAAACACATATGTTGTGGATTTGAACCTTCAAAAGATTTAGTAGCTTTTTCTAATTATCAGGTAAAAAATACTTCTGCAAAAGAAGTAGCTGCTATTCTTGTCAAAGAGCCAGTAGCCATAGTATCTGGTAAGAGTGAACAAGGACAACGAGGTTTAGGTTTTAGGTCGTTATTAGGTAATCCTTTCAATAAAGATATTTTAGATAAGATAAATCGTATAAAAAAAAGAGAATGGTATAGACCATTTGCATGTACTGTACTTGAGCAAGATGCTAGTAAATATTTTCATATAGATAAAAATGAAACATCTCCATATATGATGTTTGTTTACAAAGCTAAAAATAACCTAACTAAAAATGTATGTTCAGTAGATGGATACAGCAGAATACAAACCCTTAACAAATCTTTTCACCCTAAATACCATGAGCTAATAACTTGTTTTAAAAAACAAACAAAACACTCAATAGTTTTAAATACTTCTTTAAATTTACCTGGTCATGTATTATGTGAAGAATATTCTGATGTTGCCTATATGATGAATAACTCAGATTTAAAGTATTGTTATTTAGCCGATTATAATAAATTAGTATGCAAGAAGTAGTATCCTCAATCTTACCTGAAAATATCAACAAAGATATAATACAATTATTGAAACAAACTGAAGGTTGGTATTTTGGTTTTGATGAGAAAATCCCAAATAGTTTTTTAAATGAAGATGAAGGATTAGCACTTAGAACTTTTGGTAACAATTGTATTGTAAATAAAAACACACAAAGCTTAAATATGTTTGCACATATAGTTGCATCTATTGTTTGTAGTAAATTAAAAGTTGAATTTAAGGGATTAAAAAGAGTTAATTATAACTTTTATCATCCTCTTTCTAAAGGTAAGCTACATATTGACAGTGAGCATCCAAACTGTGTTAGTATTCTATATAATTTAAATACAAATGATGGAACAACTGAAATTGATAATTCACAATTTGTTAGCAAAGCTTCAGAAGCGATTGTTTTTGACAGTAACAAAGTCCATAGAGGCACTGGACCTACCAAAGGATTAAGGTATAATTTAAACATTATTATTTACACATGAACCTATCTCGTAATTTTTCTTTACAAGAATTAATCAAATCAGATACCGCTGTACGTAAGGGTATCAACAATAATCCTAACTCAGGTCAAATAGAAAAACTAAAAGCACTTTGTGAAAATATTTTACAACCAGTGCGGGACCATTTCGGTAGAGTAAAAGTAACATCAGGATTCCGTAGCGAAGATTTATGTTTAGCGATTGGTAGTTCTAGAAATTCACAGCATGCTAAAGCTGAGGCCGCAGACTTCGAATGTGTCGGAGTTGATAATGCTGAAGTTGCTGATTGGGTTAAAATGAACCTCGAGACAGATCAATTGATTCTCGAGTTTTACACGCCCGGAGAACCCAACTCGGGATGGATACACTGTAGTTGGATACCTGAAGGAAGACGTGAACAATTCTTGCACGCATACAAATCAGAGGGTAAAACTAAATACAAACCAATAATAGGAAAGGCTAAAGATTTGGTTTAATGATTTATCCAACTTTAATAGTTGATAATTTTTTTAGTGACCCCTTAAAAATTAAAAAAATATCAGACAATCTTGATTTTAAAAAAGATCCATTAGGAGAATGGCCAGGAGAAAGATCAAATGAATTACATAAAATAAATTTTAATTTTTTTAATTATTTAAATCTAAAAATTTTATCTTTAATTTATCCTAAAGATTTTCATAAAATAAATTTTTCAGCAAGTAGCACTTTTCAAAAGATTTCAAAAGAGCGTTATCCACATGAGGGTTGGGTGCATAAAGATAACCCTTCCGAAATTACTGCTATTATTTATTTAAGTGACCATGAAAATTGTGGTACATCTTTATGGAAAGCGAAAGATTTTTTTATCCCAAATAATGTAGATGAAAAAAAACATTATTATAAAAAAGACTCTTTTGATAAAGAACAAATTAGTTTCTTAAAAAAACATAATAATAACTTTGAAAAAATACTCGAGGTAAATTCAGTTTTTAACAGGATATTATTGTTTGACTCTAATCATCTACACTCAGCTAATAATTTCGTAGATCCAAGATTAAAAGATGATAGACTAACCTTAATAAGTTTTATTGAAAATTTACATATTAATAATGAAACTTTAAAATACCCTATTACAGAATGTAATAGATTAGGATAAAACAGGAGTAATATTATGGCAATATCGAGGGGACAAATACCAGCTCAGATAGATGGTAAACTCAGAGGAGCAAGAGGTGAGAAAAAGAAAAAACTGCAAGTTAAGGTCAAATCCAATCGCAAAAAGCCTAAGGTCTTCAAAATTTAGTCAAAAAGTGGTACAATTAAAGAAGTTGTACAACCGCAAAAAGGATAAGTTAAACACTTACAAAGCCGCGGCTAAAAAGGAGAACATATAGATGGCGACATCAGGAACTACTAGCTTCAATTTAAATATTGATGAAATTATAGATGAAGGTTATGAAAGATGTGGTCTTTCTACGAATGCAGGTTATGATCTTAAATCAGCTAGAAGAAGTCTAGACTTATTATTTGCTGAATGGGGCAACAGAGGCATTCATTTATGGAAAGTATCTTTACAAGAAAAAAGTCTTGTTCAAGGACAAGCTGATTATACTGTAGATTCAAATGTAAGCGATGTTCTTGAAGCATATGTTTCAAGCACACTTGCAGCTAGTAATAATGCAAATACTCAAGATATTTCTTTAACAAAAATTGATAGATCTGCTTATGCAGCCTTACCTAATAAATTAGCTACAGGACAACCATCACAATATTATGTTCAAAGACACAAAACACCAAAAATATATTTATACCAAGCTCCAGATTTGAACACTTATAATACATTAAAATATTATGTAATAAAAAGAATTGAGGATTCTGGTGCTTACACAAATGATGCTGATGTAGCATATAGATTTCTTCCGTGCATGTGTGCAGGCTTGGCTTATTATTTAGCTATGAAAAAATCACCACAACTTGTACAACAAAACAAATTAATTTATGAAGATGAATTGAAAAGAGCATTAGATGAAGATGGTCAAAGAGCTTCTACATTTATTACTCCACAATCTTTTTATCCTACTGGAGTATAATTATGGCTAAATGGGCAACAGGTAAAAGATCGTACGCTATATCAGACAGATCTGGACAAGCCTTTCCTTACAATGAAATGGTCAAAGAATGGAATGGTTCATTAGTCCATACCTCTGAGTTTGAGCCAAAACATCCACAGATTAGAAGAAGGCAAGCTGTTACAGACGCTATTGCTTTAGCCAATGCTAGACCACAAAGATTTCAAAACCCCAAAACTGTTGCTCCACAGGATATCACATTAGCTGATTCTGGTGGAGCTGCAGTTGCTGTAGCTAATTTATCATTACCTGGTGATTTTGCTTTTTCAACTCAAACTTTTATTACAACAGGAGATGGACAAACCACTTCAGTATCAAGTATGGTACCAAACAATCCAGCACAGCAAAATAGAAACAGACAACTTTCTATTGGTTTAGCAAAAGTAACAGTGAGTATTGCATAATGGCTATAACATATTCTAATTTTTTAACACAAGTCAGAGACTACACAGAAGTATCTTCAAATGTATTGACTGATAGTATTATTCAAAATTTTATAAGGTCTACAGAATTAGATATCGCAGGTAAGGTTGATTATGATGACTTAAGAAAATATTCAACATCTACTTTTAACACTGGTAAGAGATTTGTAAATTTACCTGCCGATCTTACAATTATAAGATCAATCCAAGTTATTGAAACTAATGGAAATAGAACATTCGCTGAAAAAAGGGATACAAGTTTTATATCAGAATATAATAGTAATGCTGCTACAGGATTACCTAAATATTGGGCTAATTGGGATGACTTTAATCTTATTGTAGCTCCAATACCTGATCAGGCTTATACTATTCAAGTTAATTATATAACTGATCCACCAGAATTTACATCTTCAAACCAAACTTTTTTAGCAAAATACCAAGAGTCGATGCTGTTGCATGGTACATTAGCAGAGGCTTTTTCTTTTTTAAAAGGTCCCATGGATCTATACACACTATACAAAAAGAAGTATGATGAGGAAGTACAAAATTTTGCTCTTCAACAAATGGGGAGAAGAAGACGTGCAGAATACGATGATGGGGTACCAAGAATTAAAATACCTTCACCATCGCCAAACACTATTAGTTAATTTTTAAGGAGAACAACTATGGCAATAACAGCAAATACAATCACAAATTCTTTTAAAAAAGAATTGATCGAGGGTAAACATAACTTCAGTAATTCTGGAGGAAGTGTTTTCAAATTAGCGATGTACACAAGTGCTGCCACTTTAGGAAGTGGAACTACGTCATTTACAACTGGCTCAGAAGCTAGTTCGACATCTGGCGGATACTCATCTGGAGGAAGAGCTTTAGTAAACACAGGAACTTCTGTTTCATCTGGAATAGCAATTACAGATTATGCAAACCTGTCTTTTACTGGAGTTACTTTAACAGCAAGAGGTGCATTGATTTACAATACGTCTAACTCTAATTCGGCTGTGGCTGTGTTGGATTTTGGTGGTGATAAAACTGCAACTGCAGGAACATTTACTATCCAATTCCCAGCGTTTACAACTTCAGCTGCTATATTAAGAATAGCGTAAGGAAGAATATGAATGGCAAACACTTGGGATACGCTTAGTTGGGGACAAGGAAATTACGGTGAGCAAAACAATACCTCTCCGATCCCTGCCGGACTACTTGCGAACCTAAGTGTTGGCCCTCCAACCTACGAAGGAGAAATTAACGAAGGTTGGGGAAGAAAAGGATGGGACACACTATCCTGGGGTATTTCCGGAACCCTAATATCTGACGGATTACAATTAAACTCATCACAAGGACAAGTCGACATTGATACTGAAATAAATATCGGTTGGGGTCGATTAGGTTGGAGTGTTAATCCATGGGGTATTGGAGGAACTGTAATGCCTTCACAGTTGTCTATGACAACTGCAATAGGTTCTGTTACAACAACTGCTGAAGTAAATTTAGGTTGGGGTAGACGAGATGGTTGGGGCACAAGAGGTTGGGGTAATGCTCAACAAGCAGTTACTGCACCTACTTACCCTATTCTAAATATAGGCTTTAATGGAGCAGGGGTCACCATAGACGGTGAAATCAATGCAGGTTGGGGTAGAGAGTCATGGGGTAAATCTGGATGGGGAATTCAGGGTACTCTTCAAACAAAATCATTACAAGCTAATATTTCTACAGGACAAGTTACTGCAATTGGAATTGTACAAAAAGGTTGGGGTAGAGAAGAAGGTTGGGGAACAAGAGCTTGGGGTGCGTTTGAACAAATCGCAGCTCTTACAGGTCAACAATTAAATTCAAGTCTGGGCACTATTGAGATTGATGCAGAAATTCAAATAGGTTGGGGTAGACAAGAATGGGGTAACCAAGCTTGGGGAGGTGCCTACTCTGCTGCCGCTACAGGTTTACAATTAACTACATCAATGGGTGATGAAGCAGCAGGTACTAATTTTACTGCTGAAGTATCTGGTTTACAATTACAAACTTCGATAACTCCTGTAGGAACTAAAGCAAATAACGATACTGAGATTGCACACAGTTTCTCTATGACAATGTCATTAGGAGATACTACACATGAAGGTATTGCAAATGTTCCTGTAACAGGAATGCAGATGACTGGATCAGCTGGTCAAGCAGTTGGTGGATTAATAACTCCTGTAGATGTTTCTGGAATTTCAATGTCTGCATCACTTGGAAGTATAACTTTAATCCAATCAACAGTTGAATCTATTACAGGATTTGGAATGACTGCATTGATGGGAGATGAAGGACCTATCCCACAAGTTATGGTTGGAACAACAGGTCAACAATTAACTAGTTCTATTGGTTCTGTGGGCCCAATAACTGGTACTGCAATTGTAGAATTAACTGGCATAGTATTGACACCAACAGCTGGACAGCTTAATATAAACGCATGGGCCGAGATCGATCCTGACGTAACTAATGTTTGGACAGAGGTTGATTTAGCAGCATAGATAAGGTAAAATAAAAATTATTTAGGAGAAAAATTTTATGGCATCAAGTTATTCAACAGACCTTAAACTGGAGTTAATGGTAACCGGTGAAAACGCGGGTACATGGGGTGATAAAACAAATTCAAATTTAAACTTAGTTCATCAAGCAATCGCTGGTTTTGAATTAATCGCACTTAACGATGTTGGAAATGTTGCCTTAGCAATGT